CACTGCTGGTCAGGTCATCTCCACGAACGGTAGCGGCACTCTGACTTTCTCCACGCCCGCCGCTGGCGCAACCAAGGGGCAGGCCATCGCCTTCGCCCTCATCTTCGGACTGTGAGGAAGTAGGTCATGGCCAACCCGAATATTGTCAACGTCACGAGTATCCTCGGCGACAACAGCAGCACCTCGCTAACCTCGACCAGCGCCACGTCTATCGTGAGCAACGCCGCGTCGAGCGGCAAGGTGCTGAAGATCAACACGCTCATTGTCTCAAATGTGGACGGCACCAACGCCTGCGACATCACGATCAACAAGTACTCAGCGGCGGCTCTGGGCGGTTCGGCATTTGCCATTGCCTCGACCGTCTCGGTGCCGGCTGACGCCTCGCTGATCGTCGTTGACAAGACCACGTCGATCTACCTCAAGGAGAACGAGAGCATTGGCGCCACGGCGGGTACGGCAAACGACCTCATCGTGACCTGCTCTTGGGAAGACATCTCGTAACAGGAGGCGTTAGTGCCCCTTACCAAACTTCCGGGTAACATCCTTGGCGTGGGGTTTAACCCACTTCAGGCTCCAGACGCTCCGACTAGCGTAACGGCTGCGGGTGGTGATGCGTCCGCAACGGTGACGTTCACTGCGCCTGCCAACGTGGGCGGATCGGCTATCACTGGCTACACCGGGCGTAGCACCCCAGACAACGTCGCCGCGACTGCATCCGCGTCACCCCTGACGTTCTCCGGCCTGACAAATGGCACCAGCTACACGTTTAACGTCTGGGCGCTGAATACGTATGGCCCGTCACCCGCCGGTGGGCCAAGTGGGTCGGTTTCGCCTGCTGCGGTAACAGGGCTTTTTGGCGGCGGCAGCTCAAATGTTATTGATTACGTGGCTATCGCAACCACGGGAAATGCAACGGATTTTGGTGATCTGCCGGTTACTATATCACAGCCGGGTGCATGTGCTAACTTAACGCGGGCTATTTGGGCGGGTGGAAGAGACGGCTCCCCTACTACAGTCAATGCAATTAATTACGTTACCATATCTACAACAGGAAATGCGGTGTCGTTTGGGGCATTGACTGAAGCTAGATACGGTTTGGCGGGATGTTCATCGTCAACACGCGGCGTGTTTGGTGGAGGGCGTAATGTTTCAGCAAATTCTAACGTAATTGATTATGTCACAATTGCGACTACAGGAAATGCAACGGATTTTGGCGATTTGACGGTTGCAAGATTTGATATAGCCGCATGCTCGTCTACAACTCGTGGCGTTTGGGCTGCTGGTAACACACTTGGAAACACTATTGATTATGTTACGATTGCCTCTACGGGAAATGCGACAGACTTTGGTGATTTGACTGCCGCCGTTCGTTCCCCGGCAGGCTGCGCGTCTTCCACGCGAGGTTTATTCGGAGGTGGTGACGGGCCTACAAACGTAATTAATTACATCACTATCGCGACCACCGGGAATGCCAGCGACTTTGGTGATCTTTATGTGGCGGTTGACGCACCCGGAGCGTGTTCTAGCCAGACGAGGGGTTTGTTTGGCGGTGGTGCAGCAGTTGGAAATACAAACGTCATCCAATACGTAACAATTGCGTCAACAGGTAACTCTGTTGATTTCGGTGACAGGACGGTAGCTACAAAAGAACTTGCCGGCTGCTCCAACGGACACGGAGGTCTCTGATGCCAAATTATTCCGGCGTTTGGAACCTCACGCAGCAGCTTCAGGCCGTCGCGGCTGGCAATTGGCCGTCGCCTCCTCCTATCGCTTTGTTTGGAGGAGGTTCTAACAACCCTAGTTCCAGTATATATTACGTCCTAATCTCAACGTCAGGAACGCCTGCGCTTTTTGGTACTTTGCAAAATCGCAAAGACCAGTTGGCCGCCTGTTCCAGTTCAACACGCGGCATCTGGGGCGGTGGTCTAGACCTCTCCGGCAACGCTCAGACAGCTTTAGATTATGTGACAATTGCCTCCAGCGGAACGTCTGCCAATTTTGGAAGCCTTACATTGGCCAGAGCCTACCTTTCAGCATGTTCAAACAGCACTCGCGGCGTTTGGGGTGGAGGGTATAATCCGGGGGCTGCGACGTTTTACAATGTTATTGATTATGTGACCATTGCTTCAACCGGCAATGCTACTGACTTTGGCGACCTTCACGCAAGTTGTTTTAGTTTGTCTGCCTGCTCCTCAACGACACGAGGGGTGTTCGGGGGCGGAGCTGACTTGGGCGCAACAAACGTGATTGATTTCATTACATTAGCGACCACTGGCAACGCGACGGACTTCGGTGATCTAACCGTTGCGCGTGATTATACCAGTGCGTGCTCATCTAATACACGAGGACTATGGGCTGGTGGCAGGAATGGCGGTACTACTAACGTCATTGACTACATCACGATTGCATCTACCGGCAACGCTGTTGATTTTGGTGACATGACTGCGGCGCTTTATAACGTGACCGGTACATCTTCCCAGACCATCGGCCTCTTTGCAGGTGGCTACGCCAGTGAGACCGCGATACAATATGTCACCATCGCAACCACTGGCAACGCCGCATCTTTTGGCTCTTTAGTTACTGGGCAGCGCGGCATGGGCGCGTGCTCAGCCGCCCACGGAGGCTTGTAATGTCTAACTGGCCCGGCGGCCTCATCCGCAAAACGCCCGTCACGCCCGCTGGCCCGTTCCAGAACGGTGCGGCTTCCGGCGTGTGGACGCTTGCCGAGGCGGCCTTCTGGACGAAGCAGGGGCTGTGGCCAATTGCGGGGAATGTTTTGCAGCGCGCTTTGTTTGGCGGGGGGATTAGTTCCTCTGTTACAACAAACGCTATAACATATGTTTCTATAAGTACCCCCGGAAACTCTGTTACTTTTGGCCAGCTAACTACGGCCCGGTATTCGCTTACCGCATTTGCCTCCTCAACTAGAGGTGTGTTTTCCGGCGGCGAATATGGGAACATTTTCAAAAACGTCATTGACTACGTAACTATTGCGTCACTTGGTAATGCAACGACGTTTGGAGCCCTCACTGCAAACGGGCGGTACGCTCTCGGCGGGGCTTCTAATGAAACGCGCGGCTTGTCGTTTGCCGGGTACAATGCAAATACCGGCCCCGGCTTCTTGAACGTCATAGACTATGTTACAATTGCCACCACGGGTGATGCAACAGATTTTGGTGATACAACCGTTGTAAATGCCTATTTAGCAGCCTGCGCCTCTACAACTCGCGCTACTTATGCCGGCGGGTATGATGGCTCTAATGCCTATGTAAGCATTGGGTACGTGACAATTGCGACAACCGGAAACGCCACCAATTTTGGCAACCTTTCCGTAGCTCGTTTCATGCTCTCTAGTTGCTCATCGGCAACGCGCGGCCTATATGCGGGTGGTCGAACTAGTGCCGGTAGTGGCTTTCCCTCTAATAGCAATATCATCGATTACATCACGATTGCCTCTACTGGCAACGCAATTGACTTTGGTGATCTTACGGTGGCCAGAGCGCAATTGGCAGCGGCCTCATCGTCCACAACAGCCATTTTTGGCGGCGGTCAAAATACGTCTGGAACGACGGTTAACACAATTGATTACGTGACTATCGCCTCCACCGGAAACGCCGCCTCCTTTGGAAGTTTAAGCACGGCGACAACAGAGCTTGCTGCCACATCTAACTGCCACGGCGGCCTATAACCCACCCGTTCAACGCAAGGAGCAAAGCAATGAACGACCTCGTACTCGCTGACATGGGGACAGCGCTCGCTGCCGCCAAGCCTGAATATCGCACGATGCTGGCCAACATTCAGGAGCGCCTGCCCGCCATCGCGCGGGACACCAGCAACTTCTACAAGTCGCACAGCCAGTTCATGCAGGTGGCGCTGGACGTGACGGCCATCACGCCAATCCGCTCGATCAAGCACACGCTGGCGGAGATCGACCGCACCAAGTCCGCCCTGCAAGAGGCGTACATCTCCGCGCGCAAGAAGCAGGTGGAGTTGAAGCGCAAGGAGGTAGAGCTTGCCGCCGCCACCGACGCCCTTGACCGCGAGATGCTGGAGATCGAAATCCTCGAAATCCAGAGCCAGCTTGACGGCACCCAGAACCACGTCAACGGCGCGCTTCGCAAGATGAACTTCTTCGCCAATCAGCACAAGCAACTGCTGGAGAAGCTCGACAGGGACGAGATCACCGAGGAAGACTACGAGCGGGAAGAGTGCCGCTACCACATCATGACCTGCATGAAGCAGGGTCTCAACGCCGCCCGCAGCCGCAACGGCGTGATTGACGAAGGCAATATGATCTACCTCTTTGATCTGGGCATCAACGCCGCGCAGGCGCAGGCCGAGGTCTTTGCCTACCTTAGCCTTGAGAACGAACTCATCAGTCAGGGTAAAGCTCCGACGCACGAGATGACCGTCCAGTGGCTTGAGGCGTGCGCCGACAAGTGGGCAGACGATCCAGCCAAGTTCGCGGCCTATCGCGGCTTCAGCCTGCTCGACCACCAGAGCCTGACAAACGTCCCCCAGATCACAGGTGAGTGATGCACCTCGTCATCGGCACGCCCTGCTACGGGGGCATGATGTGTACCGAATACACGCAGAGCCTTCTGGCCCTCAAGGAGGCGTGTATGCAGTACGACATCAAACTGACCTGCATATTCCTCGGCAATGAGAGCCTGATCCAGCGCGGGCGCAACACCATTGCCCACCACTTCCTCGCGATCCCTGACGCCACCCACCTAATGTTCATTGACGCCGACCAGCGTTTCCGGGCGAACGACATCGCCCTGATGATTAAGGCCGACAAGGGCATCATCGGTGGCCCGGTGCCAATGAAGGGCATGAACTGGGATCGGGTGCGTCAGGGTGCAGTGCTGGGCCACAAAAACCTCGCCGCGCTGTCGGGCATCTTTAACCTCAACAAGCTCGACGGCCACGACATGGTCAACGCAAACGAGCCCTTTCAGGTCAAGCACATCGGCACCGGCTTCATGTTGATCCGCCGCGATGTGTTTGAAGACCTTGCGCCGCACACCCAGACGTACACGAACGGCGGGTCGAGCATTCCAGACAATCAGCCCGTCTACGACTTTTTCCAAGTTGGCGTGACGGACGGGCAACTGCTGTCCGAGGACTATCATTTCTGCCACGAATATCGTAAATATAAAGGAACGGTCTGGGCCGCGCCATGGTGCGAGCTTGGGCATTTCGGGGCGTACTGCTTCTCCGGCGTCTACGCAGCGTCGGAGGTCAGTACCAAACATTGAGGGTGACCGTGATCGAGCAGCTCATCAGCCGGGTCTTCTACGCCCGCAACCTCGCGCACTACGAACACTGGCGCACGGAGAGCTACGCACAGCACAAGGCGCTGGGCAAGTTCTACGAGGGCGTCATCGATGCGATTGACGCGCTGGTCGAGGCGTATCAGGGCCTCAACGGCCTGATCGGCAGCATCCCCTCGCCGACCGACACCAAGGGCGACAGCCTCAAGATCCTCAAGGCCGACGCCGAGTGGATCGAAGCCAACCACGAAGAAATCAGCGGAGGCAACAGTGCGGTCGCGAACCTCATCGACAATGTCACAGGCATCTACCTCACGACGATCTACAAGCTCGAAAACCTCAAGTAACGGACCTGACATGGCTGAGATCAACGAAACTGAAGCCCGCCTGCAGACACACGAGGCTGTCTGCGCCATTCGTTACGAAGGGC